TATTATTTCACATGGTGGATTTCGTGAGTTTCCTTATGTTGTTCCACGCTGGTTAAAATCGAGTAATGAAGTTTATGGAAGAAGTCCTGCACAAAATTCTTTACCTGATATAAAAGTTTTAAATAAAATGGTGGAAATCCAATTACAAGCTGCGGCTAAACAAATAAACCCACCTTTATTAATTCCGGATGATTCCGCAATTCTTCCAGTTAGAACAGCGCCAGGTTCTTTAAATTTTTACAGAAGCGGCTCTAGAGATAAAATTGAACCATTAAATATCGGAGCCAACAATCCGCTTGGATTAAACCTTGAGCAACAAAGAAGAGAATCGATTGGAAAAGCTTTTCATATTGATCAACTTTTAATTCAAGAAAGTCCACGTCAAATGACTGCTACAGAAGTTCAAACTCGACAAGACGAAAAACTAAAAATCCTTGGTCCAGTAATGGGAAGATTACAAAGCGAAATGTTAAATCCTCTCATTGTTCGTGTTTTTCAAATTATGCTAAGAGGTAATCATTTTATTCAAGCTCCGCCGATTTTAGCCAATCAGGAAATAGAGATAGAATACGTATCGCCTATGGCTCTAGCCATGAAATCACAACAACTTTCAGGAATTATGAGAGGCATGGAAATTTTTGGATCTTTAAGTCAAACAATGCCAGTTACCGATTACATCGACGAAAATGGTCTGGTTAAAGAATTGATAGATATTTTAGGACTGAGTGCCAAAATGATTAAATCTGATGATGAAGTTCAAGAAATTCGAGCTAATCGTCAAGAACAACAAATGCAACAAGCACAAATGCAGCAAGCCTTAGAAGAAAGTCAGGTTGCTAAAAATGCTGCGCCAGCTGTTAAAGCAATAAATGAAACCAACAAACGATAGGCGTATTCAGCTTATTAAAGACTACAAATTTGTTTTTGGAAGTGATGAAGGTAAACGAATACTCGATGACCTTTCAAAACGATGCCATGAGTATGTGACGACTCATGATAAACAAAGCGCTACCGAAAGTGCTTTTTTAGAAGGACAAAGATCAGTTCTTATTTTTATTAAAAACATGGTCAATAAAAAGGAGTAATCTTATGGATCAGACAACTGAGCAATCTGCTCAACCTGATGAACAGACAACTACGACTACGCTGTCATCAGACCAACCACAGGAACAAACGGTTGATTTTCAATCTTTAATTCCTGCGGAATATAAAGACGAAAAGGCATTACAAAATTTTCAGGATATGACTGGTTTTGTAAAGTCTTACTTGCATAGCCAAAAGCTTGTAGGTTCAGATAAAATTCCAATTCCAAATAAATTTGCTACCGATCAAGATTGGCAGGATGTTTATAAAAAATTGGGAAAACCAGACAATCCAGATGGATATAAATATAATTTACCGAAAGAAAGTAAATTAAATGAAGATTCATTAAAAGCATTTTCTGTAACAGCTCATAAATTAGGTTTATTACCTAAGCAAGCCGAAGGCATTATAAATTATTATAATGAAATCGCTAATGCTTCGGAAATAGATACGAGTGCAAAAGCTGAAACAGCACGTGCGGAAGCTGAGAAAACTTTGAGAAAAGAATATGGCTCAGCTTATAAAAACAGAATCAATGCTGCTAAACATTTGGCATCTTCTACACTTGGAAACGATTTTTTAAATAATACTGTTTTACAAGATGGAAGTAAGCTGGGTGATAATCCAGTTATCGTCAAAGCGTTTGCAGAGTTGGCTTCAAAAATATCAGAGGACACAATGGTAAAAGGCGAAGCTCCTTCCTATATGAGTATGAAGGAAATCAACAAACAAATCGCAGCATTACAACAACCAGGTTCTGCATACTTCGATAAGCGACATCCCAATCATGATGCTGCTGTCATCGAAATGCAAACCTTAATTCAAAAAAAGAACAACGAAGAGGTTGTTGAATAAGAGTTTTACTTTGCGCAAGCAGAGTGAAAGATACTAGGACAATCGCAAGACCTTAGTTGACATTAGGAAAGACTAATATCGAGTGGATATAAAACACAGGAAGATCTTTTTAAAAAGATAATCAACCGAAAATTTGTTTAACAACTAACCATGGAGGTAAATATTTATGTCAGTAAATATTACCACAAGTTTTGTTGAGCAATATTCGGCAAACATAAGTTTGCTAGCTCAGCAAACAGGTTCTAAGCTACGATCCGCAGTTGATGTGGAATCAGTGCGTGGAAAATCAGCCTTCTTCGATCAGATCGGTGTTACAGCCGCTCAACTTCGAACAAGTAGGCACGGTTCGACTCCACAAATTGATACGCCACACAGCCGTAGAAAAGTTAGTTTGGACACCTACGAATGGGGAGATCTCGTAGACGATGCGGATAAGGTAAGAATGCTTATCGATCCAACATCGACATATGCGAGAGCGGCAGCTGCTGCTATGAACAGAAGTATTGATGACGTGATTATCACGGCTATGAATGCGTCTGCTAGCACAGGTGTTTCTGGTGGTACATCCACCGCTTTACCAAGCACGCAAAAGACTGCGACATCAGACCAATCAGACGGTTTGACGATTGCAAAACTTAGAAGTGCTAAATACATACTGGACAACAACGATATAGATCCTTCAATAAAAAGGTATCTCTGTTGTGGTCCAAAACAAATTCAAGATTTGCTTGCAGTAACAGAAGTCACTTCTAGTGATTATGCTGTTGTAAAAGCATTAGCGACAGGAACTATAAATAGTTTCTTAGGTTTTGAATTTATAATGTCAACACGTCTTAACAAAGACGCAACCAACACAACCGATCGTTTGGTATTTGCATTTACAGAAGATGCAGTCAAATTAGCTATCGGCAAGGATGTGACTGCTAAAATTTCAGAACGAGCAGATAAATCGTACTCCACGCAAGTTTACTATGCGATGGACATCGGTAAAATTTTAAAGCCGATTAAAAATTGGTTAAATTGCTGGAAACTCTTTTTATTAAAGACAATCAGCAGCCAAGCATTACAAGCAGCATAAGCGAGAGGTAATGAAGGTTCAACGACTAGGTATTGACGAAAGAATAATATACCCACGAAAAACCAACACTCAAAAAGTGAAGATATAGTCTGAGCTGCAAAGTGATTTGCAGATGTAGTAATTAAAAAAACTACGATAACAAAACTGGCAACTCGTATGGAAGAAGAAAAAGTAGTTCAGATTCCTTGTAACGAATAATAGGAGGATATGAATAATTATGGCAACAGCTAAAGGTGTAGAAATCACCAACTTAGACACAACGCCACGTACTCTCCTAGAAAGTGGTAGTGGTGGTGGAACCGTAAAAGTATTTATGGATACAATTGCTGCTGGAACTGGCGATATAGATGATAACGATATTATCTTACTTGCCGAAGTTCCTAGTAACGCAAAAATCCTGAGTATTAAAATATTCAATGATGATTTGGATAGTGGCGGTTCTCCTGCATTGGCTACCGACGTTGGAGTGTACATGGGACCAATCAAAACTTCTTCTTATGCGGCTAACGCAGTTATTGATAGAGATTGCTATGCTACGGCATCAGCAGTCCTTCAAGCGGCTGTGTTAACAGGCACGGAAGTTGCTTTTGAAGTAAGAAATGTTAATGCGATTGCAAATTTCGTTTGGGAAGATGCTGGTTTATCTAGCGATCCAGGCGTTCCTTTGAGAATTGCGCTAACGATGGAAACAGCAGCGGCAACAGCTGCAGCTGGAGATATAACAATGCAAGTGACATACGCTCACTAAGCATTACTGGCTTGGCGGTGAAATATCCGCCAGGTCTTTCAATATGAATTTTAAAAAAATAATTAATGATAAAAGTTTACCTGATAGTAGGTATGCTCTGTATTCCGTCGATAGAATGTTTCAACTTCATCGAACCAAATCCAAAGAGACATACCAACTTACAAGAATGTTTGGCGGAAGGAAAAAGAATTGGAGATGATATGTATCAAAGAATGCAAAATTTAAATATACCAGTCCGATTAAAAGTCTGGTGCCAAGAAATCAATCAACATGGAGAATATAGCTAATGGCTAGCATCGTAAATATTTGCAATAGTGCGCTGAACCTACTTGGAGCTTCCACGATCTCTGCTTTAACAGAAGATACAAAAAATGCTCGTTTATGCAACCAAAGGTACGAGCCAATCCGTAATCGAATTTTCAGAGCGCACAATTGGAATTGTCTCATTACTCGAACAGAACTTGCTCAGGATAGTACAGCACCGATTGTTGAATATGCTTATGCTTATACACTTCCTGTTAGCTGTTTAAGGATTCTTAAAATTCATAATGGCACAACAGATTCTATTGCTTCCAATTTAGATTATAAAGTTGAAGGTAGAAAAATACTTACTGGCGAAGGTACGGTTTTTCTTGTTTATATTGCTTTAGATACCGATCCTAATGTTTATGATAGTTATCTTCGAGAAGCTATCTCAGCAGAAATCGCTGCGGATCTTTGTTATGCAATTACCAACAATTCAGCCTTAGTCACTAAATATAGAACTTTGGCTGACGAGCGACTGCGAGAAGCTCGCTTTGTAGATTCTTCAGAAAATGCTTTGGATACAATTGAAAGTAACGAGTTTGTTGATGCACGATTATAATGACATTAGCAGCATTCGATCCACGAAATATTACTCAGTATAAAGAACCAAGATTTTTAATTCATTTTCAATGGACAAAATCTGAAAAAGTTTATCGATACGCTTTAGTTGAAATTATTAATCAAGGTGCAATCGATCACAAAACAAAACAAAAGGAAGATGAAAAAGGTTTAAGTCAAAAAGAAATTTGGAAAAATAAATATGCCTAGAACAACAGTACCTTTAACTTCTTTTGTCGC